TAGATTTCATTATTGTAAACAAGGTAAAAGAAGGTCTTTCTCGTGGGGATTTTGACAAACAATTCTCTACTCAATATGGTCTTAGAAGAAGAGGTAGTTAATGGCACTACAATGGCCCATAACATTGCAAAGCTGTGTGAATACTGCTGACTTCCAAGTATCTTTCGGCGAAACAGTACTTCGCTCTGATATGGAAGTAGGGCCCGCAAAAGTTAGACGTAGAAACACTAAGGGAATCGACAAATTTTCTGCCTCTATTGACTTGTCTGTAGCGGAATACACCACCTTCAAAAACTTCTACACCACATCCCTAAATGGAGGAGTGCTATCCTTTAATTTCGACCATCCTATAACTAGAGAAGAAACTGAGTTTAGATTTGCAGAAACTCCTAATGTGCGACCTCTCGGGGGAATAGAGTTTAGGGTTACTATGGTCTGGGAAGAGGTTCCTTAAATGGCAAACCAACTATCTCCAGAACTTCTATCTGAAATATTTGGGCAGGTAAGTTCCGACCCATTCCTTATGCTTGCCACTTTGTCCCACCCAACTTTTGCACAAACAATATATTTAGTAAGCAACACAGTAGACATCGAAAGTCGGGGTCAAACATACCAGGCCTTCCCGATGAATATTACTTTGCCAGCGGACGACGGAGAAAGTGCCAGAGAAGTTTTTATAGAATTTGACAATGTATCCTTAGAATTGATTTCCGAACTACGTAAAATAACTACCCCCATCGATGTAAAAATAGAAATGGTACTTGCTTCTTTGCCCGACGATGTCCAAGTGGCCCTAGAAGAGCTTAAAATGGGGTCGATAAATTATAATGAGAAAAGAGTCAGGGCCAATTTATATCTTGACAACTTCCTAAATACGGAGATGACCAGTGAGAAATACGTCCCGTCGAAATATCCAGGGATATTCTGACCTAGTAGGTATCTCTTACTCTGAGATGGATTGCTGGGCCATAGTCCGAGAGTTCTATAAAACAGAAATGGATACGACACTTAAAAGTTATTATGACGAAATACCCTCTTCTAAATTCGAAGCGCGCGACTTAGTATATTCCTACAAGTCTGACTTTAAAAAAGTAGAAGGGCCCGAGATAAGAGGAGATATTCTCCTGATAAAGCTTTTTGGAGTGGAGAGTCACATCGCAGTGTACTTAGGGAACGGGAGAATACTCCACACTTCCATGCCTACAGGCTGCGTAGTGGACAAACTAAGCAAGTGGGAGAGAATGATTTCTGGAACATACAGGGCCGAGGTTAGAAATGTCGATTAAATTTAGATCGAAAATCATGGACGAAACTCCGAAATCCCTATCTTTCAAGAAGGGCGAAACAGTAAAGGAGTTAGTATCAAGGGCAATAGCGTCTTTGTTCGATATAGAAGAAGAGGTTATTTCCGAAGAACTACTAGAAAAGTTTGTCGTAAGTATAAATCTAAAAGAAATACCCCGTGAGTTTTGGGAGACTATAACAGTAGAAGACTCAGACGAAATATTTATATCCCCTGAATTAAAGGGTGGAGATTTCGGTCAAGTATTTAAACAAGTAGCTATAATTGTCGCTACGATTGTGGCCACAGTTACTCTAGGTCCAGGGGCCGGGGCAACTGTAGGCCAGCTTATAGGCGGGGCTTTGGCCGTAGCCTCCGTGACAATCGGCACAACTCTTTTACTAAACTCCCTTATCCCCCCTCCTAACCCCTCAAACAATCCTGGGGGTTCTTCTGCGAGTTCTATTGAGGGCTCTCAAATGTACTCTCTGGGCGGACAGTCCAACGCCTTTAAACCATACGGGTTTGTACCTAAGGTTTATGGAACCCACAGGCTCTTCCCTAACATCGCCGCTAGTCCCTATACGACAATTGAGGCAGAGCCCGGCACTGGTAAACTAGTTCAATACTTCCACGCAGTTTATGACTTTGGGCTAGGTCCAATGGTACTTGATGAAAGCACCCTGAGTATAGGTGACACACCTATTAGTAGCTATGCAGAAGTTTCGTACAACTTGGTAGACCTCAATAAGCCCGCAGTTGATGAAGGCGTGTGGGATAATATAACTCAGTCTGAATTTACTTTATATAAAGGCGACAATGAGAAGGATGGAACTACGGCAGTTCTGAATATAGATAAATCCCCTACTGCGCAACTCGCAGACTACAGAATAACTAGGAACGCTTCCCCCAACCCCGCTAATAGTCTTCAAACTATAAGTCTAGATTTCGTATGTCCAAGAGGACTCATTGCTTTTGGCTCGGACGGAAGTAGAGGGACTAGGACAATAGAACTATCAATAGAGTTCTCCAAAGTGGGGGAGAATATTTGGAGAAGATACGACAATCTAAACTTTGTAGATAGCTTTAAGTCTGCCGGAGGGATTACTCCTAACACATGGACCGCATCTGCTTTATTCTCACAAGACATTGCCGACTACAGGGAAATATTCAAGTATGACTACGGCCCTTGGTCAGTAGGCTTTGGCGGCGACCCTGGACTCTTTACTAGGGTCACAAACTACGGATACAAAAAAGGCGAAACCGCTGTAGAATTACAGTCTGGGTTAGCGACAGGGACTTCTATAAGAAGAGGTCGTGACAATAAATTCCTAGCTAAAACTCAGTCCGAGACTCCTATAGGCGGGGGATTTTCAAGGTACACGCTAGATAGGCCTCTCTCTTCCATTGTTATTATACTTCAAACCACACAAGTATTTAGTTCCTATGAGCCTGGCTATATTTCTCAGAAAGTTCTTGGGGATATAGAATTTACTGAGCCTTTTTCTGGCCTACTTAGAATAAGCGGGAATAGTCAAAATCAGGTTTATGCTACAGCTTCTTTCACTCCTAAGGAGCGGGCATCTTACAAGGTTAGAATTACTCGTGATAGGTCTTACTCTTCTAAGACATTCCAAACTACAGACGCGCTAACACTTTATTCTATTTCTACTAGGTTCGACAGGGCCCCAATTCTTACAGACAAGAGGCATTTATTTCTTGAGCTCAAGGTCAAGGCCACAAACCAGATAAACGGAAATGTAGACAACCTATCAGGGACAGCATCCTCCGTATTAGAGGTGTACGACCCAAATACACAGACATGGAATAAGGAGATAAGTAGAAATCCTGCTTGGGTTTTTTCTGATCTTCTTACAGGGGAAGTCAACAAGCGTGCCATTGATAAGTCAAGACTAGACACTGACTCTCTAGTGGAGTGGGCGGCCTTTAGTGATGAAGTCGTGACTTCCCAAACTGCCATTCAATTTGTAGACCCAAGATTTTCTTGTGACTTTATTCTCGACTACGAAACTACTCTCCAGCAATTACTTAACTCTGTAGGTAATGCTGCTCAAGCATCATTAAACCTTATCGATGGGAAATACGGGGTTCTAATTGATAGAGAGAAAACTGTACCTGTCCAAATATTTACTCCTAGAAACTCGTGGGGATTTAGCTCATCCAGAAAATACACCGAGGCCCCAGACGCTATTAATGTACGCTTTGTGGACCCAGGACTAAACTGGAAAGCAACCGAAATTACTGTATATGACGATGGGTTTGACAAGACTAATGCAGACAGAATAGACGACTTATCTACTTTCGCCTGTACTTCACAACAACAAGCGTGGAGATTTGGCCGCTACATGATGGCCCAAAACAGACTTAGACAAGAAACTATTTCTATCAGTACAGACTTTGAATATTTGGTCTGCACCCGAGGAGACTATGTACAAATAACACAAGATGTTATGAAAGTAGGCGGCAGGCCAGCGAGAGTAAGGACTGTTTCCGGCACTACTATTACTATTGACGATGGAATAGAAACTATTTCAGGACTGAATTACGGATATACTTATCGATCATCCGGCGGCTCTTTCTATACGGACACATTGACTGTAGTTGACTTTGAGACATTCGAACTAGACGGAGAAATACCTGACAAGGGAGATTTAATAGTTATTGGGGAAGTAGGAGATTTAGTCTTTGACTGTATAGTGGCCTCGATAACTCCTCAAAATGATCTTACTGCACAGATTTCTTTAGTCGAAAAAGCAGATGCTATTTATGATGCCGAAACTGGCGTGGCCGTTCCTGAGTACGACCCTCAATTAAATACCGACACAGTAGGTCAGTCTGCTCCTAACGCTGTAGAGGACTTAGAGGTAGTCGAAAATACTTATAGGGTGCTAGGGAGAGATTACCAATACTACATAGGTCTTGACTGGGACGCTCCAGATGGAAGCGCAGTGGCCACTTATGAAGTTTATCGAGACGTAGGCGGAGGGTACAATTTAGTAGAGGTTACTAAAGACTCTGACTACGAATACATTGTAAGAGAAGATGACCTTGACGAAGAGCATGGGTTTAAAGTTCTGGCCGTGTCTGCCACAGGGGAGAAAATATCTTTAGTCGATGCCCCCGAAGTGTTTGCCACTCCACTTACTAAAGTCACTCCTCCTTCAGACTTAGAAGCACTAAACCTAAATATAACGGGGGAAGTGCTTCAACTTGACTGGTCAGAAGTTTTAGATGAAGACTTAGACGACTATCTTATTCGCTACAATCCGAACACAGACACAACTATTACTTGGGAAAATACTATACCCTTAGTAAGGGCCGATAAAAACTCTACTTCTATAGCAGTTCAGGCAAGAACAGGTACTTATTTCATTAAGGCCATAGACCTTAACAAAAATGAGTCTGAGCTACCCGCACTGGCAGTGACTCACATCCCAGAACTATTCGACCTCAATATAATTGACGAGACGAATGACTTCCCTGCACTTAATGGAGAGTTAGAGAGAACTAAAAAAGAGGTCACAGGCGGGGCACTTGTAATACAGACGAAAACCTCGGGCGGCGTAGACACAAATGAATACTACTCTAGCGGATATTACTACTACGCAGACTTTCTAGACTTGGGAGAAATATACACTGTAAGACTTCAATCATTAATCGAGGCCGAAGGTTTTACAGTAGGTGACTTGATGGACAGTTGGAATCCTCTGTCAGATGTAGAGTTCCTATCTAATGCTAGAACTTCTGAATGGGATGTAGAAAGCCAGGTCAGGTACACTGCAAACCTTAACACTATTGGCGAATGGACAAGCCTAGATATAATTGACCCTTTGTCAGAAGGTGTTCAAGATAATTTTGGGGAGTGGGTCAAGTTTACAATGGGAGACTTTACTGGGCGCATCTTTCAATTTAGGCTTAAGTTAATTAGTAATAAAGCAAGTGTCACTCCAAGAGTGTTTGACGGAATAATTAGGTCCGATATGCCAGACAGAACATTCTCATTAAACAATGTCGTGAGTGAAGCTATAGGCACTACGAATATAGCATATACTCCTCCCTTCAAAGGGCCAGAGACAACCCCTAACGTACAAATAACACAGGACAGTGCGCAAAATGGGGATTATTTCGTGTTAGCCAATAAGAGTCTTTCCAGTTTCGACATTACCTTCTATGATGAGAGTGATGTCCAAGTATCAAGACAATTTGATGTGACTGCGAAAGGGTATGGAAGAAAAGCAAATCAAGTTATTTAAAATAATTCAGGGGATGACAAAATGAGTCAACAAATTTGGAACGAAATCATACCTACCACTACGAGTGGTAATCAACTCGCAACACTTCTTAACGGGTTTAAAGACGCAGTAGTGTCAGGGTTTAGTGGAACGTCTAGGCCATCGCAGTTAGATGCCGGGGGATACTGGATAGACACAACCGACGATGCAAGTGGTCTTTGGTATTATAAGCTCTATACTGGGACTCAAGACATTACAGTATTTACAATTAATAAGGACACTGGCTCTGCCTCAGTATTTTCAACTGACTCACAGTTTCAAATTACTAAGAGTAGCGTGGATACTGACGGAGGTATTTTAAAGTTCCTAAAAGAGCGAGGAGATGGCGGCCAAACCTTAGACGGCGACTCACTCGGGGATATAGAGTTTACTGGTACTCGGGACGATGGAGTAGAAGTAATCCAGTCCCGAATTAGTGCAGTTTCTAGCGACGATGTAACTGCTACTGCTCGGGGCTCTTACTTAGTTATCGAGGGAACTGACGATAACACTTCTGCCCTCACAGAAATGGCACGCATCATAGACTCCAAGCTAGGTATTGGAGTTACTAACCCAGAAGAGACAATTCACATTGATGGAAATTTTAAAGGGCTTAATGAGTCCGACACAATAGCTCCAGTTAAAAGCATATATCAAAAGAAAAGAATAGCGGGCGGAGGACAAGTCCTTAGTGGTGACTCACTGTATAAATCAGAAGTTTACTCTACTGACAGTAACGGAGATTCTTTTGAGGCATCGAATGTAGAACACTCTGCGAGTGAAAACCACACAGACATCGCACGAGGAACTCAAGTAGTTTTCAGAAATACCAACGCTGGAGAAACTGCTCTTTCTGCCTATATGACAGTCGGAGATAGTGTGGCCTTTAATAAGGGCGTAGATGTGGCCGACATGACCGTAAGTGGTACAGTCACAAACGGTACTTTCTCCAATAGCTCAGTCGAAAATCCTTCTCGGCTAGACCCCAAGAAGGATACAGAAGCAAACCTCACAACCTATGCCTCTTCTGCACAAGATGGAG